TGGAGATTGGCACATCAGGAGATACGATAACAGTACCAAGTGGAGCAACGCTGGACATTAGTTCTGCCACGCTTACACCTCCTGCGACACTTCCTGCAAGTAGTGGTGTTAATTTAACGGCACTCAATGCTTCTAATCTTGGAAGTGGAACTGTGCCAACGGCTCGTCTGGGCACAGGAACGGCATCTAGTTCAACAGTATTGTATGGCGATCAGACTTACAAGGCAGAGCCAAGTGGATCTAATGTACTAATTGCTACTCGTACTCCTTCAGGAGCTTCTTTAATACATTTTGACGATACTGAAATTACTTCAACATATAAAAGATATATTATTGATTTAATAAATTTAAACGGAGCTTCTGCCGCACAATTTAGATGTCGGTTTGTTAATTCTGGTGGCGATATGACAAGTGATTATTATAGATGGGCTATGAAGGTACATTCCTCAAATAATAATAACTGGGATACTTATAGTGGAGCTAATACTGAACATATAGCTTTGACTGATTTGAATACTGAATCAGGAGATGCATATCCCTTAAGTTATAGAATATTTTTAGAAGATCCATCTAGTACATCTATGTATCCTGCAATGTTTTGGACTGGATTAGCTATTAGTACGGATGATTATGTAATGTGTATTAATGGAGCGGGATATTATTATAATAGTACGGCTGCTATTGAAGGTATTAAAATTTATTTTAGTTCAGGTAATATAGATAGTGGATATGCAAAACTTTATGGAGTTGTTTAATGGTTAGATATAAAAGTACTAGAAATGGATTAATACCTTTTACAGCAGAAGAAGAAACTGCAAGAGATTTGGAAGAACAAGCTTGGGCTGATGATAGTTCTAATAGAAAATTAAAAGAAATAAAGAATATTCGTTTATCAAAATTAAGGGAAACTGATTATCTAGCTAATACAGATATGACTATGACACAGGTAATGAAAGATTACAGACAAGGAATGAGGGACATCCCGCAAAATAATAGCACCGAAGAGCAGTATGATTTAATTCTCGCTAAAGATGAACAAGGAAATTTAACAAATCCAATATGGAGCAAACCCTAATGGAAGCTAAACGAGCAGAAGTGAAAGCGAAGTATCCCAAAAATGAGTGATCTCTGTCCTTGCGGAAAACTGAAAGAAGATTGCACACATCCTAACTGCGAAACTTCAGCAGAATAAACTCTAAATGTTTGACTGGTTTGATAAGTCTATCATAGCGATAGCTATACTTTCAATTTTAATTTTTTTAATGGTGGTAGTATGGTAGATAAATCCTTTCCTCAAACAGCAAATGTAATAAGCGAAAGATCAGCAGTTGGATTAAGTGTTAAGAATTTAATTGCCATAATTTCGGCAGTTGGGATTGGAGTCTGGTCATATTTTGGCTTGACTCAAAGAATTACCGAGTTGGAAACAGCAAAGCAATTAATGGAAGCTGACTTGAAAAAGGCAGTTGAATTTTCAATTAAATGGCCGAGAGGCGAACTTGGATCACTCCCTGCTGACTCTGAACAATTTATGCTCATAGAATATATGAGCAAACAAGTTGAGAAGATACAAAAAGAACTTGATGAAAGCAGACATAATGCAGTCAATATTCAACGATTGCAAACTGATATGGAAAAGGCGATTGAAAATATAGAAAAGCTCAAAGATAAGGTAAGACAAAATGGAAGTAATTAGCATTATAGTTATGTTTATCTTTGGAAATATGAATGACCAACAAGATAGATTGACACAATATGTTCCTATGTCCTCTGTGTCAGAATGTCTAAAGGAAAAAAGATTACTCGCCAGGAAGGAAGAATTTAAGAAAGATGCCTTTTGTGGAGAGGCATTAGTAGAAATGAAAGATGGAAAAGTTATTACTCTACATAGTGAGTTGCCTGAAGGAGCAATATTAGTTGATAAGGAAGTATCGAAACAAGCATTAAAAGATTGGACTTTAAGAGCAAAAGAAAAATGGGAAAACAAATAATGTTTAGTATGGCGATAATATCAGCTTTAAATGTTTATGGTTGTGGAATTTATGATGGAATGTCAATGAAACCACACAAGACAACAATCTCTACCAATACCTCTATGACCGATATTGATAAAGGCGATAGTGATAAAGACCAAGAAAAACAATCTTTAGGACTACAAATCAAACAAGAATTTATTTGGGAAGATAAATGACTAAAATAAATTATGGAATAATTACTGGATTAGCAGTTCAGCTTATAGTTTTTATCTGGTTTTTTTCAGCACAAAATCACAAGATAGAAATTTTATACGATAAATTTGAAAAAGAAAATGAAGCTGATGTGGTGGAAAATCAGGTCAAGATGAAACTGGATTTAGAATACTTGATGACAGAAGTAAAAGACATTCAAAGAGAATTAAAAAAAGCTAGAAACAAAGATAAGGAAATTATGAGCCAACATAAAGAAATATTTCAATTATTATCGTCAGGTAATGACACTTCTGGTTATAGTTATGGCAATTAAATATGAAAACAGTTTTCTTATTATTGATGCTGATGTCATCTCCCAACCAAGCCACGATCAAGTATAATGGTATTTTATATTATACGGAAGTTGAATGCGAGATAGCGAGAGTTGGATATATGGATTCTTACGATAATAAAGAAAAAGAATACAAGGATGCAATCATAACAAAGGCGTTTTGCATTCCCTTTGATGCATTTCCTCTGATCAAAACGAAAGGAATAGGAGCTTGAGATGTCGGATTGGGAATCGCAGATAAAACATTTACAAAAAACTCTCGATGAGATCAAGGTTGATGTCAGAGAAAACCGACAAGACCTTATCAAATTAAAACAAGAAATGGCACTTGGCAAAGGTGCTGTACGAACAGCTATATTTATTGGATCAATTTTAGGAGCAATCTATACATTCTTTAAACTTATGGATTAATGGTGGTGCTGATGGAGGTAATCGAAACCTCGATCTCTTACTTACCAAGCAAGTGCTTTACCATTAAGCTACATCAGCAGGGATTGTATGAATACAAAATCAATACTTATATTAAGTGACACTCATTTTCCATATCAACATCCCAATTATTTTGAATGGATTAAAAAAATCAAAGATCATATAAGACCGACTCGTGTGATCCACATTGGAGATGTTGTAGATAATGCAAGTATCCAAGTGGAACGACCTGCCGATCCAAATGTTGAAAGTCCGATATTTGAATTGGCAAGTGCTAAAAAAGAAATTCGCAAGTTGGAGAAACTTTTTCCCAAGATGGACATTCTTTTTGGTAACCACGACTTACGCATTATGCGAAGAGCTGAAAGATTCGGCATACCTCGTTCAATGCTCAAAGACCTAAACTCCATTTATGAGATCAAGTCTCAATGGAAATGGCACGACAAGTTAATTGTTAAACTGCCTAATAAAACAGATGTGTTTTTTACGCATAATTTTAAAAATAACATACTTGCAAGTTCAAGAGAAATTGGATGTTCTTTTGTATGTGGGCATTTTCACACGCAATCAAATATTAATTATTGGAGTTCACCTACCTCGTTAAATTTTTCAATGTGTGTTGGAAGTTCCATTAATCCCAAAGCATCTTCAATGCGCTACCAAAAAAACTTTATTAAAAGACCAATTATTAGTATAGGAGCTATACTTAATAATTCACAGCCAGTTATTTACGCAATGCCTCTCAATCAAAGAGGAGAATGGACTGGTGCAATATGACAACGAATGATCCTTTAGTTCAGGACTTAATGAACAGAATGGCTGCTCGTTCTGAAGCAGGAATTAACAAATACAATAACACAATGGTTACAACTCCTATGAGTGCTATCGCTGCAATCGATAACGCCATCGAGGAATGTTTAGACCAAGCCGTATATCTGGAAAAAGCCAAAAGGGAGTTACAGGAAAAATGGACTTTGAAACATTAAAAGATGAAATCAAGAAGAATGAAGGGTGTAAATTAAAAGCATATCAATTAACTTATAATGGATATACCGAGCCATTTTATACAATTGGGTATGGTCATCGAGTTCAATCTAATGATAACATTGATATAAACAAAGTTTATTCTCACAAAGACATCGAGAAGTGGTTTAATTTTGATTTTCAAATTGCAAAACAAGGAGCTGATGCTCTTGTAGGAGAATGTCATCCAAAAGCAAAAGAAGCAGCTATTGAAGCCATATATGTTCTTGGAAGAACTGGTTTTAGTAAATTTGGTAAAACAATTCAATTTATTAGAGATGGTCTGCATAAAGAGGCATCAGAGGAGATAAAAGATTCAAAGTGGTATCGTCAAGTGCCACATAGAGTAGAAACACTTTCAAGAAAGTTGAGGGAGATTTAATGTTACAATTGTTAGGTGCAGTAGCACCATTGGCAAAAACTTTATTAGGAACTATTGATAAAGCTGTTCCTGATAAAGATTTGGCACAAAAAATAAAAGCAGAATTTAATAATGAATTGCTTAATGCTGATATGTCAAAGTTTAAGGCAGCAGCGAGTATAGTGGAATCAGAAGCTAAATCACAGCATTGGATCACTGCAACTTGGAGACCAATGTTAATGTATTGCCTGATTATTATTGTATTCAATAATTATATCTTGATGCCTTATGTCAAATATTTTTTTGGCGTTGAGATTACTTTGGACATACCACAAGATTTATGGACTCTACTTCAAATTGGATTGGGAGGGTATGTTGTTGGTCGTAGCGGAGAGTCCATCGCTAAAAACTTTAAAAAGAAATAGGAGGAAATATGAATCTTATTAAAGATCTATGGAGTCATTTAAAAGAATGGAGTGACTGGAAACTGCGTGACTGGCTGAAAGCGTGTATCGTAGTTTTTGTAGTTTTAGTAGTTCTTAAAATAATTATAATACCTGGCGCATAATGCCAGTATTTAAAGGTAAGCACTATGCTTATACTAAAGCAGGATATGCCCAACTAAAAAAGGATAAAGATAAATCCAAGAAGAAAAAAAAGAAGAAGAAAAAGAAAAATGAGAAAATGTCCGCCAAAAATTAAAATTGGATACAAGGAAATTGACATTGAATTTGTCAAGTCAGACTTTGCCAAGCAGACGGACAGCTATGGCGAGTATCAACACAGGTCAAACAGGATCGAGATACAGAAGGACTTGAATGATGCCGATTACGCCAATACACTTTTACACGAAATCCTACACGCAGTAGCTTATGAAATGAGCCTGACGCAGGAAGGCAATGTCCTCGCCAAAGACTCGGATGAGGAAATTGTCGTGAACTCAATTACAAATGGATTGATGGGTGTCATCAAGGACAACTCTTGGTTTTTAAAAATTCTTCAAGAAAACATCAATTCTGGGAAATAAAAAACCTCATATCTCAACGAGGTTAAGGTTTAAGGGGGGTGGCTGTATGATTGCACCCTCCCTTTAAGCTACTTTTAATTCCCAACGATTTTTAAGACTTGGTGCAGATTTATTATACATCTTATCTGCATTCTTTGATTTCCATTTTTTAATTCTAGTTTGTGTGAATACAATATTAAAGCCAGTTGCTTTTAAATATTTAGCAAACTCATCAACTCTAGTAAATGTTATTAGCTTCTCATAACCTCTTTTTTTTGCTTCTTTAACAATAGTAGAAACAAACATAGATGGTATTGGAGATGAATGATCCTTATTAAACTTTGGCAATTCACTATCAAAGTATGGATTATTATTTTCATCGACAAAACAAATTCGAGTAATCTCTAAAGTTTTACCATCCATTAATTTTGGAGCAACAGGATTACCGATAGTTGCAACTCCAAGTAAAACATCATCTTCTTTTGGTCGAGCATATACAAAATCTCCACCTAAATTTAACACATAGGCATCATACTTATTACTGTATTCCATATCCATTCCATATTCATCATCATAATATTGTTCCAAAGTATCATCATCATTATCAAAAGTTTCAATAATAACCCAATCGTGTAATTGTTCATAATCTTCTCCTGCAACAAAATCATTTAATTTTTTTCTAAATATACCCATAGAAAACTTATGACCTTGTGGTGCAATATTATGTTTATGAAAATCGCCTATAACTTCTTTAGCTTGAGCAAACTCAATAGGTCTTACCTCAATATAATCTTTATTGATAATAGGCATATCAACAAAGTTGGAAGCTGTTAGATGGCTCATTATTGAGCCACCTTATTAAATATATGATTGATAGACTCTAAATAATCTGGATGTAGTGGAAAAGTATAAACAGCAGTTCCACAATATCCAAAATTATTATTTTTAAGATTATCCATATTTAAATATAATTTATCTTTTTCAATAGTAATATCGTCAGTAGTAAATTTAGTGCCTTGATAATTATGATCAAAATATTCTTCATTAAATCTTTTAACCAATAATTCTTTTTGTGGTATTTCAATGCACTCTCTAAATAATTCATTAAACATATTTTTCTCCAGTTCTGTAAAGTGTTGGTGGGGAAATCAATGGGTAAGTTTTGGGGAACACTATTATTACATAATGTTCCCTTTTGTTTCATAAAGTTCCCAAATTTCCCAATTTATTACTTTACATTACCTAATCTATAGCTTTACCAATGATTTGCAATAGCTAATTTTTCCTAGATTTCCAACACTTTTTTTTGCTTTGGGGAAATATTTGAGAAATTTAAGGCAATAAGTTGATTTTTTTTGGCATCGTATCAGGCATAATATGGGAGTACACCTCAACACTTTTACTGTCTTTCCATCCACCAATGTCCTTTAAGTCCTGCAAATCGCAATTCGCATATTTTCTCAACCAAGTTGCAAATGTATGTCGGCACTTATGAGGAGTTTTCTCAAAACTTATATCAGCTTGTCGCAGCATATCCCTCCAATTGAAATACAATCCCTCTCCATCTTTTTTATTGCTCCAAGCATTTCTCCACATAAATATATATTTTCCTCTTTCATTTACTTTGTTTAGCCATTCCTTTAAATTTTTATGCAGTTGAACAACTCTCGATTTATCGCCTTTGCTTTCCCATAAATTAATCTTATCATCTTGTATGTCCTCCCATTTAACATTCAGAGCTTCCTGCAACCTTGCGCCAGTATAGATTAGGAATACCAATAAAAGTTTTATCTGGAACATACTTGTTGATTGCAAACACTTTTCCACTTCTTCAGGAGTAAAGTATATCGGATCTCTTTCAATGAGCTTGAATCTTTTAATGACCATTTTTTCACAAAGTCTTTTAGCTGAAGCGAAGTTCAACACCAACGACACAGGACAAATAAAATTCCTGTTCATCGTATTCAATCTGGCTGACTTTTGTTTTTTTTCTTCTTCCGACAAATCACTATAAGGAGTAGTCTTTAAATATTCTTCCATTGGATAAGATTCAAATGCTTTTTTTCGTATTAAATCATTATCAATGGTGCGAATATCATAGTTGCCTAAAAATTCTTTTGTCTTTTCCACCAGAGAGATTGTATTCAAGGATGGGGTGGTATCCGGATCATCATCAGCAATTTTTAAATCGGCAGCAGCACTATACTTTTTGCTTTTATACTGAATAATATCCTTTTTTAAATCCTCAATTAACTTATAGACAAACTTGTTCGCCTCTCTTTTTTCTGTTGTTCGGCAACTTCTATTTTTCACATACCTGGACTCTCCTTCAAAATAAAAAGTTCCAGTTACATAATAAACTTTACTGTTTAGGTCTTTTCTTCTTTCGGCTTTGAGCATAATACAACTATCCTTTCAATATGTTCATTGGTAAATCGTAATCGCTTACCAATATATGTATGTAAAGCAGGATCGTTGGGAAATTGGGATTGTAAGTTTTTAATGTCTTTCCTGCAAGTGCGAGGATGTCTATTTAACCTAACTGCTACATCTTTTATCTCATAAAGTCTATTCATTTTTTGCCTCTTCTTCTATTTCGTCATCGTGTAAGTGCAATCCTATTTTAAATGCCTCATCAGCATCTAATTCTTTTCTTAATGTTTTAAGTTCTTCCTTTTCTTCTGAAGTAGTAATTCTATCTGTAAATAAAAAAGGATTATCTATTGGAGTTTCTTTTTTAGGATGCAATTCCTCTTCTTCTTTTCGATGTCCTTCATATAACAAATCATAAAATTCATTGGGCAGTAATACTGTATGGCTGCGATCATCATAAATAACAATCCACCAGTAAAAAGTTTTATCCGTCAGGGTGGGAGAGAAGGTTGATCCCCACCTTGTTACGGAGAATATGCTTTTAGGAGGACTTGTTCCCTTTTGCGCCAGTTCTTGCAGTTGCGTCTTATCTACAATGCGAGGCACTTCGTGATTTTCAAAATACAGTTTCCATAGCTTGTCCACGACAACGCCTTTTTCGTTTTTGCCTCCCTCCTCTATTTGTTCAATCTTAATTATTTTCTTACTCATTAAATTTTCCCTTTAGATTTTTCATTGGCTGCAAATTTATGTTTCACTAATAATTTAGTGGCATCCTTTAAATATAAATTTCCCACTCTCTTATTGATCCATCCAGTTTTATCAAAGTGACTGGTTTCTGGCAGGATTTTATCATACCATTCTGGCTCAAGAACTTTTTTTAAATTCCACGCATAATAAGATACATCAGTGAAGCTGCAAATATAAGCAGGAATCCTGTCACCACAATTATTAACTAAATAATCGTACTTGTCCTTTTCTATTAAAGAGCCATCAAATATTTCTGATGCGTACTCTTCACGATTCTTCAACTCTATGACATAATTCGTGTTATGGGCATCAACAGGACTCATTGGATCTGTTGCTTTGTTGATTGGATCTTGAACGAACACTGACCTGTTCAGGTCGTTAATCATTTGTTTTTCTTTTTGATGCCAACTCATTACGGAGTCAAGCTCCCAAGTTTCATTTCAGCTCTCAAATTTGCATTGGCATCAGCCATCAGTTCTATTTTTGTGGTAATGCGATCTAATTCTGAAAAGGATTCATCCATCAATTCTTCCGCCTGTTCCAATTTAGAAACAACTTCGGTAACTTCAGGATCTATTCTTGCTTTGGCTTTGGCATCCTCAACGCTGTGTTTTTCATTAGATAAAAAACGATAATGCAGGTATCTTCCCTTTTCCTTTTCATCCTTAATCCTCGTTAGCTTATTAAAAATTCTTTTAGCTGTTCTGTAATTTTTAATTGCTTCCATTTTAGATTCAGCAATCTTGTGAGGATCGTACCTGTTTAAAGTATTATCAAGACTCATCTTAATTCACTCTCCAGTTTATCGGCTATCATTCGGAGTGTTTTAATTCGCACTCGCTTGTTAAATTCCTGATGACCAGGTTGTTGATCGGCTTTTTTATGGCAGGAAATACAGAGAGCAGCGAGATTTTCCTCATAGTCAAGGCATTTACTCCCACCACTTTTTCTTCTTTTAATATGATGCACATTAGTTCCATCAAAATTCTTGCAATCATCATCCTCGCCATTCATAAAACATTGCTCGGTTTGAGCTAATGTGAGTTCATCCCACCAGAAATTTTGAAATATTTTAGTGTGGTTTTTCATTTACCTTCTTCTTCCCTTTCTTCCCATTTTCTGTCTTTTCCTGTTCCTTCTTTTCTTTGATCCAATCTTTCTCCTGCCTCTGTGTTTTTTTGGGTATCCCATTTATTTTTTTTCATCTAAATTCCTGCCGATGACAAAAACCATAAAAGCTATGAAAATTAACACTGATAAAATGAGTGCGTTAAGAACGATGAGTGCCATATTTCTCCTTGATCCATTTGATAGGGATTGTTTTGTTAAAAAATTTAAAACCATACTTGATGCACCAGTCGGCATAAGTTGTTTTTGATCCTTTATAAATTTTTGCTTTTGCATTGCTGAACACAAAGCGAATGTCGTATTTATTGCCATACTGTTTTCTAATAAGTAAATGTTTTTTTCTATCCGAGACAACAAACCGACCTTTAGTTTCAATGATAATGCCATTAGCTAATCTAAAGTCTGGAGTATAGGTGGATGACTGTGCAGGTCGTGTATATAAGATCACTAATTTTTCGTAATCAAACTTAATTCTGAATTTTTTAAGTTGCTTGGCAATTGATACTTCTAATCCTGAACGATACTTATTCATTTAAAATCTTGTCTATGTTGATTGGCTGTTTGCCTAAATGATGAATGACTGATGTGTGATTTCTTTTTATTTTATCGCCTATGACTTTTGTGCTGTGTTTAGTTTTCCTAAAAGCCAAGTGGCAGTAATCTCTTCTGGCTTGGACAAAATGCCTATCTCTTCTATTCCCTGACAAGTGTTCTTCTTTGATTTTATAAAAATTACAAACCAATCTTTTTATATTTTGCAATGGGAATGGTGTTTTATCTAAAGTAGGAAGAGGTTGAGACTCCTTAAAGATAGGATTTTCACATATCTTTTTTAAAATCTTAACCTCTTCTTTTGTAAAGGGAAACTCCATATTTTAAAATGGGATTTCATCTTCAGTTGGTGGTGGTGCGTGATTTACAGGCGGTGGTGGTTGATACCCTTGCTGTTGCGCTTGGTAGCCACCTTGCTGTTGTATAGGTCTTTCTGGTCTAACCTTTTTTACAAAAAGTTTAAAACCATCCTTGCCTAGAGGGAAAGTAAAATAAGTGGCATTATTGTCATACTTATCTTGATTTTCCCAACCCTTTGCCCACACCACTCTTTTTTTTCGAGGTTGCCCTGTATTCTTATCGACATATTCCTCGATATAAAATAGTTCGTGTGTTGGTTTCATATTAATAGCCCTCCTTTAGAGCTAGTTCACAAAATTGCTTGACATTGCAATAATCCTTGCATCGTCTCGCTATACTTAATCTCTCTTCTACATAAGAGTTCAAAGTATTCTTGGCATAATCTTGAGCATCTTCCTCAAGATCAAAAATTTTTAATGCTCGTTTTTTTTCTTTAACTTTAACTGCAAAAGTTGGTGGATTTTTCCATCTCTCTTCATCGGTGCAGCCAACTTGAATGTTTTGCGTATGAAAAAGCATATCGGCTTGTTGGTGTGTTTCCACTCTATCCCTGACATAAGCATCTTGCTTTTCATCTGACCATAAAGGTATATCAACCTTATGAATGGGAAGCGGTGGATAGTTGCCACCATTATTCATTGCTTCTTGAGCTTTGGACTTTTGCCAATCTCTCGCTAAAACAATTATAGATAAAGATATGGGAAGATAATTATTTTGTCGCAACAACCAAGCATACACATTCAATTGATGAGTCCAACTCTCTTTAGGATAAATGATAGACCAAACACTTGTGCATTTGTAATCCTCTACCCTGACCTTTTTAGGTGGAATTATTGCCTTATTCTTCTTCAATGATTATCCTATCTATTGCACCAGATATTTTCCATCCATTGCATTCGCCATAAAATCTTTTTTCCTTGATTGTGTTTTCTGTTGTATCGCTGTGTTCAATAATTGTATCGCTGTGTTCAATAATGTGATGAACTGAAGTGCCTAGAACTGACCAAAACATTTCCGATAGATCCTGCTCTATCTGGTCATCATACTTTTCTTTTAAAATTTTAATCTGTGGGGAGTCTATTAGTTGTGTAACTGATATGTCGGAGTCTCCTCTGCTATAGGAGGAATTAATATTTCGGAGAGCATTAGAGACTCCAGTTGGTAAATTATATTTGTCTGTGTAATTTAC